GGAAATACTTGATCATAAGGGTCAAGATAGGCTCCGGTCCAAGGGAATTTTTTATTAGCCTCTAAGTTGTTTTCGAGAATAAGGTCATCTTCGCTATCATTGGATAAGTAAACATTGAACTCTTTAACAGCAAAACTCCCAGTGATAGCAGCGCCCGTAGAGACGCCAGAAGCCAAAACTCTGCCGTTTAAAAAGTCAATTTTGAGCCCATCATTTCTTGATTTAAAAACAGAATTAACGTAAAATCCAGTTGGAACTGTGGCTCCAGCAATGCTAGAGTCAAATACCCATTGCTTATATTTGCTGCCAAATGCTTTGTAAGTAGTTGATAGTCTTGGATCTGAGTAATAAACAAACCGACCAGTCTGGTTTGAGTAAGCCTCGCCTTTGTCAAGCAGATAATGGTCTAACCAAAGCGCAAAAGACGTTGTGACATTATGTTGATATTGCGGTTTCATCTAATTGGGAAAATAATTTTTCATACTTAGCTAAAATTTCGCTAATGTATTTTGTGTTTTTGAACCTGACCTTAGAACGGGTTTTATTTTTTAATTGAATCGCAGCTTCTGATCTTGACTGCGGTATATCTTTTTCCAGATAAAGATAGTAGCCAACCCCTGATATTCCTGTTTCAATGCCCTTAGCCCAACTGCGACCAGGAGCCCAAGGCATAGGAGTGACATCCCAAATATCTTCTTTATCTGGCATGAATATGTTCCAAGCCGCTCCGTCGTCAATAAATCCAGAAAACCTTATTGTTGTTTTTTCTAAAATTTTTACGATTGAGTCAAGAGGTTTATCCCCTGCGTAAAATCCAATGTAAGAAAATAAATTACCGTATCCACCCAGTGTTCCACTTAAGTTTGGAGCATCTGGACCCATCAAGATTTCCTGAGAAATTGGATGATCGACAAATTCAGAAATCATTTGTGCTTTTAAATTATTAAAAGACAAAATAATTCTTTTTTCAATAGAATCTCGTATGATTCTGCCAGATTGCTTTTTGATCAAATTTTGAACTTCTCTGGGTAGTGCCATTTTATTCGTTAATTGGAGTCAGGATAAAGGAATAGTATTTTGGGCCAAACATACCATAGGTCTTTTGGTCCGAGGCTATACCATATCTACGCCCATCAAATTCAACTTTTCTTGCTTCTTTTAAGTAATTATAGCCTACAGCATCGACTTTAATTTTTACGCTTCCAGCAGGGTAAAGAACTTTTTGCTGCGCATCTGTTCCTGAAAATAAATCTTTCTGTTGGCTCAAGTACTTTATTCTGGCTTTTACAGAATGGGTAACCGCAGTATATGTTGGTGCGTTAGTCGCAGAATTAGTGTCTGCGTCGTATAGCGCGTTGTATGTTGGAGAAGTTGAAATGATGGTCACTTCTGGATTCATGATGATTGATATTGTTCTTGAGAACGTTTCATGAATATTGTCAAAAGCCTCATTTATAAATGTCTTTTGACTAGCAGATATATAGGAAGAAGCCATATTTTACTTTACACTTTATATATTAAATATAATATATGGTAAGGCAAAAGGTTATGACAGGAAAGGAATATCTTAGTGACAGGGTCAAGGCAAACACCTCTGATTTATTCAAGAGGATGCTTTCCATTTTAGAAGACGTTAAACATGAGCATGATAGGCAGTTTGAAATGCTGCTCGCCTCTTCTCCAGAGTCTTTTAAGCCCGTAGTAAAACAGGCAAACTATCTCGACGAGAGTAAAATGGCGCTCTATCGTAAGCGCATTTTAGACATGGGCAATGAATCAATTAGAAAAACAGCATCTGAAATTGATTTTGTCAGAATTGAATTTCATCACACCTTTAAACAATGAAAGAACTATTTAGCTTCACTGTAAAAGTAAACAAAGAAGTCGAGAAGACTGAAACAAAAGAAGAAAACGGGAAGACTATCTCTGTTACTCAAAAAGTAAAAGAGGATGTTCCGGTAAAGATTATCATCAAAAACCCTTCAAGAAAAAATATTGAAGACGCTGACATGCAGTTTAGCATTGAAATGTCCAACTGCATTAAGAAAGGCATTCTAACAAAAGGAATGCTTCTCAAGAAATATTCTGATTCTGGTGGCTTTATTCTAGAAGAAGATCGAAAGGAACTGGCAAGACTAAATGCGTTTATCATTTCAAAGCAGGACGAGTATTCAAAAATGATTTCTAGATCAGAAAGAGATAAGGTTGCTGAGGATGAAATCGTCGAGACAATCATGTCTGCAAAGAGAACGATGCTTGAATATGAATCCGCTTACGCCAATCTCTTTGAAAACACTGCCGATTCAATTGCCGTGAGCGCTGTAATTCGCTGGTTCTGTCTGCATATGGCGCATAAACAAGAGGGGGATGGTCCAATTCAGCCGTTGTTTGAAGGGCAAACTACAGAAGAAAAAGAAGCTTCGCTTCATAAGATGGACGAAACTGAAGAGCCTATTTATTCAAAGGCTTATAGAAAGCTGGCTACATTTGTTTCATTCTGGTATTATAGCAAGAGTGCAAAGAAAGAAGATTTTGAAAAGCTAAATTCCGACATTGAAAACGGAACATTTACTACATAATCGGCTTTTTGTAAAGTTTAATGAAATAATCAAAGGATTCTCTGAAAGAAGGCTAGATAAAGAAACTATATACATTAAACACCTCTCCAATGATGAGAGGTGTTTTTTATATTCAAAATATCAGGAATTTTTTGATTATGCTGGGAAATTAGGTCTGCTTTCTGAACAAGAAGCCTTGAATAAAGCTATTGAAGAAGACTCTTGGAGCGAAAAAAATGAAAGAGAAATAAAGACGATGGAAGATTTCATCGAAAGGATGAAGATTACTAAAAAAAATCTTTTCAAGCAAAGAGATATAGATATAATCGAAAAAGATTTAGAAGCAGAGCAGATTAAGTTGCGAAACAAGCTTGAGGAAAAAAAGGAAGCCATTGGCAAAACAAAAGAAGATTATGCGACTAATAGATCCAATGACTATGTTTTATATTTAAGTCTTTATAAGGATAAAAATTTTATTGAAAAATATTTTGATTTAGAATCTTTTGAAGAAATGTCTTATGCCGAATTGGGCAAATATATAGTTTTCTATAATGAGTTCTATAAAGAGTTCGACGATCTTTGTACGCAAAAAATAGCCTTAGCTGATTTTTATAAACCTTATTATATTGTTTTAGATAGCCCAAATGATTTTTTAGGCAAGCCTCTTTCGGAATTTACTGAACTTCAGACAAGGGTTTTGATCTATGGTAAAGTATTTAAAAATATTTTTGAGAACAACGAAAATATTCCAGAAAAAATAATGAATGACCCAGAAGAGTTGCTGAAATACGTTGATAAAACAAAAGCAGAGGAAAAATTTAATAAAACTAGAAAAAAGTCTTCCGCTAATTCTAGCGCTGAAATGGTGTTCGGCGCATCAAAGGATGAGCTTTCAAAATCAAAAGACACTAAAACAGTTAACGAGGCAATGAAAAATAAAAAAAATTTGACTATGGAAGACCTAATGAAATTACATGGAGAGATGTAATTTTTCGGTGTAAATAAGCTAAAAGGTAAAGGATGGCAAAAGGAATCACAGTCCCGGTCACTCAAACTGGATTATCGCAATCCATTCAAAATGCGGTTAAACAAGTTGGTGGAATTAGTGTTCCGGTAGATATTGATTCAAGGTCATTTAAAAATCTCTCTCAGCCGCTGGGCAGAATTACTGGTTTAGCTACCGAGTTTGAAAAATCAATTGCGGCATCGAATGCCCGTGTTATCGCATTCGGCGCTTCAGTTGGAATTATAAATGGTATTCAAGGTGCTTTTGCTGAACTACTTAGAACGGGTATAGAGGTTCAGAAGATATTGGCGGATATTGCCGCTATCTCAGGTCAATCTGGGGCAGAGCTTTCGAAGTTTGGCGATTCTATTTTTGATGTCGCAAAAAATACTAGTCAAAGTTTTAAAGTAGCCGCTCAAGCTGCTCTTGAATTCTCTCGTCAAGGCTTAAGTACTGATGAGACGATCAGAAGAACAAACGATGCTCTTACTCTTGTAAGATTCACTACATTAAATGCCGCAGAGGCAGTTGATGTTTTGACTGCGGCGACAAACTCATTTTCAGACACAGGAATTACAACTTCTGAAATTTTAAATAAGCTTGTTGCGGTTGACACTAAATTCGCAGTTTCGGCAGAAGACCTTGCTAACGGCTTGGCTCGCGCGGGCTCGATTGCTCAAGAGGTTGGCGTTTCATTTGACGAGCTTAATGCGGCCATTACCATTACTCAAGAAAGAACTGCTCGCGGTGGCGCAGTAATTGGTAACGCATTAAAGACAATCTTCACAAGACTAAGAAGCGATGAAACAGTTAATGCGCTAAGATCTATTGGCGTAGAGTCTTTAAATGCCCAAGGAGGATTAAAAGGAGCTATTCCTCTTCTTCAAGAGGTAGCCACAAAGA